AGAGCAAACAGATAGGACAATTCTTTGACGCAACTGACCAAGCTAAGAAAACGCTACAGAAAAAAGGTATATCAGCAAAAAGCTCCAATGCTACGGCGCTGGATCGCTGGGCTAAACTCCGACAGGCTGCGGAGGCTGAAGAAGAACTCAAAGAATGGATCACTCAAACCTACGGACGAAGTAAATACCTAGAGTTACTAAAGATTAGGAGAGAAGTTTTAGCTGAGAAGCGTGAGGCAGAGGCTCAGGCGAGGCGTGATGCTATAGAACGCCAAGAGCTAGCTGTTACCCTAGCTGGTATCTTTTTCTTACTCACAGCCTCTGCTATTGGGGCAACTGCTTACCTTCATCACATGGGATGGATAGATTTTTGGGATTATTTTAAATGATTTATGTTTTAGTTTGGTTTCACTTTGTTCGATCAGATCATTTGCAATACTATGAGTTTGATAGTTACAGTTCTATGGAAGAGTGCCAAGTTGAGAGATCAAAAGCTGGTGCATTAATTACAAATAATAATATGTTATTAGAGTGCGTTGAAATTAGTAGAGATTAGATACGATAGGTTTGTTGTGTATACAGATGATGGCAAACTAGTTATACAAACAAGTGAAAGGCGCATAGCAAGAGGAGTTTGTAATGGTAAAATTAACAGCAAGCGCGATAGACCAGCTGAAGATACTACCTAGGCTGGCTTTTATCTGCCAAATTATTTTAACTTGGAAGGTTTGTTTATGGTTTATGACTTTGCCTGACCCGACAACTCAGCAGAGCGCGTTCGTTTCTTTGGTTACTGCGATGCTCAGTGCATCTTTTGCACTGTGGTTAGGCAAAGAAGCTAAGACAGATAGGATGAGCGAATGATTGGTATACTTCAAAGTGCTGTTGGTTTGGCGACAACAATTATAGATTCTAAAGCTAAAGTAAAAGCGGCTGAGGCTGAGACAAAGATGAAGCTAGCTACTGGTGAGATTAGTTGGGAGCAAGCCGCCATCGATGCTAGTAAAGATAGCTGGAAAGATGAGTTGTGGACTATTGTTTTTGTTTTAATACTTTGCGCTAATTTTTTTCCTGCTTTACAAGAGCCCATGAGACAAGGGTTTGAGAATCTTAAGCAGTGTCCAGCGTGGGTATCTTGGGGAATGTATGCTTCAATAGCAGCCAGTTTTGGAATCCGTACAATGAAAGGTTTTGGAAAATGACATACAAGTTAAGCAATAGGTCTTTAGAAAGATTAGAGGGCGTAGATGATAAACTAATATCATTGGCTAAGTACGCTATAGGAATAACTAAAATTGATTTTGGGATTCCACATTTGGGTGGACTAAGAACAATGGAACAACAGCGTGAGTTAGTTAATAAAGGTGCTAGTCAGACTATGAAATCTAAACACCTTGAAGGTATTGCAATAGATACTGTTGCTTACATTGGGCCAAGAGTTTCTTGGGAGTTGAATCTGTATGATGATATTGCTGATGCAATGAAACAATCAGCTAATGATCTTGGAATTAAAATTCGTTGGGGTGCAGCTTGGCATATAGATTCTATTGGTGATTACGAAGGGTCAATGGAAGATGCAATGAATGAGTACATCGATCTTCGAAGGTCGCAAGGTAGACGCCCGTTTATTGATGCACCACATTACGAGTTAATTGGTTAGTCATTCCATGCCGTTTTGTATTTTTGCACACTGCTTATGCTTACGCCAGTAATCTTTGCAGTAGAAGAAGCGCACCATCCTCTTGACAAAAAGTATTGTATGTCAGAGATTTCTTTTTTGTTTAGCTTTGAGTTGCGCCATCCATTGCCTTTAGTTATTGGCTTTGGTTTGCTGGTAGCTGGTTGATTTTTTTTCATGTGAGGGTCAATGTGGGATTGTTTTCTTCCATTGAGCGCGAAGCGTTTTGAAAATCTGTTGTTTATTTTTTTGGCTTCCTCAGCCATTTGTATTCCTAGTTTTTGTTCCTGCTCTTCAGTCATTGTATCTTCCTAAAAAAAGCCAGCCCCGAAAGGCTGGCAAGTTGTGCAGAGGTTGAGTAATAAAACAGGCAGTGTTTTTTTCCTCTGCGGAGAACGTTTCTAAAAGGGTATATCTTTTTTACCGCTTTGTTGTTCTGTTACTTCGAGTGATAGATAAGGCGCACCATCCTTTTCTTTTTGCCAAGCGGCAATGCGTTGCTTGTCACCGAGTGGGCCTGAGAATTTAGGCGCACCTTCTTTTTGATTGTCATTTAAAAACAATCTACCAAGCTTGCCGTAAACATCAATAGCTGTTTTGCCATCTCTGGTTTCGTTTGTAATTAATGCAATCTGATGATCTTCGTGATCGATTTGTAGTTTGCCTTGTAAAAATAATTTTTGCTCAGGGTAAGGCGTGAAAGCCGCACCTCGATTATTGTTGTCGTATTGTTCAGCCATTACTTATATCCTTCCATATATTAGCTACTGGTTTGTCAGACTTATTGTCGCTCGCGCCGCGCTTTGTTGGCGCGCTCGCTAAGTTGCCATCATCATCTTCAGTTGGAAGATTAAGTAATGACAGTATGCCATAGCGTCTAGCGTATGTGATTGCACCGCCAAGTGCTTGCATGTCTTGTTTGTGTAGTACGATTGGTATGTCAGTACTTAATACTAAGTTCCTATCTTCCTCATGTATGATCGATGTTTGAACAAACATACCATGCTCGTTACCAAATGTTCGATGCGTAAGAATGAATCCTGCATCATCAAGTGGGCTAGTTACAGCCTCTATTACATTGTCTAATGTAGCATAGTGATTTCCAAAGTGAGGGTTTTTACCGTCACGTTTGATAGGTTGTATTTGTTTACGAACCTGTTTGAGTAATGTGATAACATTAGCTGGTGTATTATCAAATGTTTTTTCCATTGTGTTCTCCTTTTGGCTGTTTAGTTTCGTTTAGTTATTCTAAGGCCGCCACGCTTGTCGCGTTTTACTGTTAGGTAATCACAGTAAACTTCTCTCTCATTACTTCCGACCATGTCTTTAAGGTCTTTCTTTGCTCTTTCAAATGTTTTACTAGTTTCAAGTCCATTGATGTAGGTGACTGCTGCATCAACGAACATGTTATCAGAAGTCGCATCTCTCTTGACCATCTCATCGATTTTAATGCTGTCCGTAGAGACATCTGGTGTATCGATACCGATTGGTTCTTCGTCACGTTCAACGTAACCCCAGAAGTCTTGTACCACTGCCCACATAGAATTGAGATAGTCATGGTCGAATGCGACATGTCGTGTACTCCAGCCACTGTTACCAAAAATTACAGAAAGATAGATGCCTTTCGCTTGGGCGAGGGCGGCATACAACTGGATTTGTGGCATGTAATACTCAGCCACATCATCCATTTTCCAAAAAGTATTAGTGTGCTTTGCTTCAATGACAGACGATTTGCTATTCCAGAATGCATCTATAGTACCGCGTACTGGTACACCACCTACATCTTTTTCATATTCTCTTTGATGATCTGAAAGAATACAACCTTTGTGTTCTTTCTCAAACCAGCTAAGATTAAAGTCTTCTGTTATTGTTCCTAGCTGCACTGCTAAATTGTGAGTTAAATCTTCTGGCTGTTCACGGCCAGTCTTGACTTGCCATAACTCAAGCCACTTGCCTTGCATTATTTTTACGCAGTCGCTTCCGCCAATAAATCCTTTGCGATTCATTATGTTCTCCTTTATTTATAACAACTTACCTACTGCATATAGGCAGTATTGTCAAGTTTATTCTCCTAAATAATTTTTGAAGTCTTGCTCGGTAATGTCAGTATTGTCGATCAAGCGTTGCTTACCTGTACCTCGAACATGATGCTCACCTACTGGTTGCTTGCGTTTGATTTGATTAGCAATCATTTGGTCGGACGTTGGTAGCTTGTTGTAAAATACTTTCTTCATGTCACGCGCTACATCTTTATTATTTAATGCAGCTTGGACTTTGTTCATCCAATCATCAGTCATTTATTATTTTCTTTTTTATTAAGAGTTTGCAATCTTAAGCTACACTTCATGTGACTTGCTAAACTTGAAGTTATGTCTGAAATTCTCATGAGTTCTTTATAATGCTGACCTTTTGAATCAAATTCATTAGCAAGCTCTAAGCATGATACTTCTATATCATATAGATCAAGTATTTTATCTCTATCAATTATCATTTAGCTCTCCTGATTTGTAATAGTAAGTAATGTATTTATCATTTTCCTTACGTCTGTATGTGTCTATGGGAAAGCCTTCTTGTTTAAGGTCATAGACACGAGCGGCTAATCGCATTGACTTGACCCATCGAAGGGCATCAAGTTGTGATATGTGTGAGCCTCTATTAAATATTTCCTTTAGTTGTTTCGTTTGAGATTCCATGATTGTTCTCCATGAGTTGTTGGAATGTATCGCCATTCATGATGACTAATGTTTGCGGAGTTCCTCTCCGTCTTTTATAAAATGCTATGTCTCTTCCTTCGAGGACTGAGAACGGGTTGGGAAAGTTCGATTTATCTCTGTATTTAACTTCTCCCACAAGTTCTTTGTCTCTGATGTAGAGCTTAATGTCTCCAGAATATTCTCCTCCCAGACTTCCAGAGAGTGGTTGTCTTTTGGCTTTGATGCCGATGATTTTGTTGAGCCATTCAACGAACCATTTTTCATGGTAAGTTCCTTTTGTTTTGTTGTTATTTGGCATAGCTCTCTTTCATAACAATCAATGCAATAAAAGTTGCATGGTTCTGTTGAGCCTTTGGTTTCTTTTTTAAGTATTGCAACAAAGTTAATTGCTTTTTCTTTACAAGTTAGGCAGTAAATAAAATGTTTCTTCAATACCTATAGACTCTTTTGCGTGTAATAGTATCGTGTCCTTTACGCTCTAGGTATTTATCTCTTTTGATCTTCTCATCTACTGCATTAAAGATCTTTAAAGCTGTTTCATATCTTAGTTCTGTTACATTATTTATTGTTCTGTAATAAGTACTAGTTGGAATATCTGCTACCCGAAATGCTTCTTTGAGTTCTACATTTCGGGAAGCAGCATGTTCGATAATAGTATTAAGATAACTTTTCATGCTGCGAATATGCAGCAAGATCTTAGTCATTGTCAACTTCTATTTCTCCGTGTCCATCACATTCCTCACATGTGACTAGCTTATCATCAAAGAAACCACCATTTATGTAGTCTACAACAGGTACATCAGCATGATATTCACCGTTACCATCACAATTTTTACAAGTTACTTCCACCATCTCTATTCTCTTTCATTAAAAGATATGTTTGATTGATATATTTTTTTAGTTTTTCAACTTCGTAAATAGAATAAGAGTTTAAAGCACCACCTATTTTATTTGGTTCGGTAACTTTTAGATAAAGTCTGTTTGGAATATTGTCTGAATACTCTAAGATCAACTCTCTTTCTATACCTTTTTCTTCATCATCATTTATAAACACTTTATCTATTCGTAATGATCGGGTTTGGCGCATTTTTTCTTCACTCATAGTGTTACTCCATCTTCTAATTTATGCCATGCTGCTGAGTTCAATGCGTTTTCAACAGCACCCTCACGTTGGAAAGAAGTGATGTGAGGCGATCTACTGTCTTCTGAGGTATGGGTAGACCAATATGTAAGGCAGTTGTACAATGCCCATAGATTTGGACCTAGCTGACGCTTTTCATTGGAATAAATACCTAACAACTTTTCGAGTTGCTTTTCATTGGTCTTGGTGATGCCGCGTTGTCTGGTAAATGCTTTAGCGACTGTAGCTTTGAAGAAGGTTTCAACATTCTCTTGGTCAATTTCTGTTCGAGTCCATGTTGCCCATCGATCACGATTGTTGATAAAGGTTTCCAAACCTATTTGTATTTTGTTAGCACTACCTTCAATATTTATTGATGTAGTGTGTTTGTATTTAGAAGTAGCAATAGCCAAACCAGATACCATACCGTTTTTGCATAGAAGTCTGAAGCCTTTACTTTTTTGTAAGAAACTCCAAGACGCATCGTAACTGTTCATAAAATCAACTCTGAAGTTGACAATATCACCAACTTCTGCTGAATATTTGTTTTCGACATACAAGTCTCGGAAATGTACAGTGCCGCGCATCTTAGCACCGTTGTCGTATATTTCTGGTATTACCTCATAATCTTTAGATACATTAGATTGAATAACTGCATCTTCGATTGAGTTAACTACATCATCGTGCAGTACTGGTTTGTATGCTCGACCATGTACACCTAATACTTCATTGGTATCTGTGCGTATGATCTGTTGACTGTTTGGTAATAAGTCACCAGTTACAGCGTTGGGTGTTGGGAAAACCTCGATTGGAAAGTCCCAAGGTTTTGTTTCGGATATAGCGTCAAACATTTTGTTCTCCTTTTGTTGTGCTATCCTTTATGGATTCTATTAGTTCTAAGTTTTCTTTGTCTACTTGTGACATTAAATCTAGTAGTGCATTAATTAGTGAACTTGGTGACTCGTTGTAATGAACAATGTGGTAGTCAACACCAGCATGTGGTAATAGTCTTGCTTCCATTGTGACAATAGGCTCACTATGTTCATCGATTGCTACTATGTGCTGTGCTATCGATATGATGCGCCCACAATAAACTAAAGCTATGTTATTTATTGGGTTATCTTTGGATACATTTTTTAAATAGTAATTAGGTAAGTTTGGCTTACTCATTTTCTGTTCTCCACGTTTATGGTTTAATTTACATTATTATTAATCTCACCGTAGTAGTCCATGCTATAGGTGGGGGCGGCTCGGAAGAGCCGCGATTTGGAAGGTGCGGAAACCTTATGAAAGGTTTCTGCGGCACGGTGTAAGCCGTGCGGTTTTGGTCAAGCTTTTTCAAAAGCTTGTGGCCCGTGTGGGTGGGTGGGTGGAGCGGGCCAATTCTATGGGTGTTCGTAAGTGATGTTGCCAGATTCGAGAGCAATATCATCGATGTCTGGATAATAAGGATCATATTCTGGATCAAGGTCGAGAGGTTTCCAAGAGTCGAGTATATCTTCATCATTTGCAAGTAAGTGCTGTAGATCTTTGGGCATGGTACGTTCTCCATTATAGCCAAGCCGCGACCAACGGGAGCGGCGAAATTTTTTTGAGGTTGCATAAAAAAAGAGCGACCGTTAAGCCGCTCTAGTTCTCGAGGTTTGGGATGTTATTATTTGCCGTTCTTTTTTACGTCGGCTACTACTCGCGCCTGTTCTGCTTGTTGATCCGCTAGCCTTTGTGCGGCTGTTCGGTGGGTTTTATTCGGGGTTGTTCGCTTTTGCAACGGTTCGTATTTCTTACCAACGGTCGCAAGGTAAGCTTTTTTAGATGATTGAAGATATAGTTTTAAATCTTCTTTTTCTATTTCGCAGTTCTCCAAAAGAAACTGAGCTTTTTCTATGGCTGTCTGTGACATCGCCATACCTCGTTCCTTATTATCTTCTGCAATTCTAACTTCAGTATCATATTTGGTGATCTGTCGTTCTTTATTGGTGATTAGATATTCCGCTTGGGATACAAAACCCCGAGCGATATTTTCTGTTTGCCATTCAGTACCGCCTAGTAATTCTATTAATTCTACAAATCTAATAGTTGCATAATCCATTGCATAAGTAGCGGCGGTTGCATCGTTAACAGTTGTTTGATTGTTGTTTGCTTCTTCTAGTGCTTTAGTATCTACATTTGATTTAGTCATTTTATTCTCCATTTTGATTATCAAGTTTTCGTTTGTGGCCCCAAATTGAACCGGCCGAGAGAGGGCGGCAGGGGCGCACCTTGTCTGACTTTTCCCTATGCAAAATCTGGCTACAACAAGAATCGCTCTATCTCTATTCTTGTTGAACACTATGCCGATTGCCCTGCACTCATGGCCAATAGCCATGAGAATAATTGCAGGTTAACAGCAATCGGAACACTGTGAATGCGTGGTAGCCAGATTTTGCTTGGGGTATAAGTCAGCGCGCCCCTGTCCCCTCTCTCAACGTGTTCAATTTCTTTCGTTAGTGTATTTGTGAATACAAATTCATTATAAGCGGTTTATGGGGAGACCGTAGGGAATCTCGGTCGGGGGATTTGCAAGCAAAATCTCCCACTACAAAGCAGTGCGTCTGCACTGCAATAATGGTCAAGCAGTCAAGGAAAGATGCAGTAGTATCGATGCGCTTTATCTATCAACTCCGTTATAGCCCCGATCCATGAGCGGGTTAACAGCTCATAAAGGACGTAAGGTAATTGTAGTTGTGACGTAACGTAACTATAGACAAAGGGGTTGTGAACAGGACAGCGTGGGGGAAAAGAAAAGGGGGCTAAAGTGAAGAAGAACCTGCAAGGAGTAAGAAAACTTACACCGAAACAGACAGCGTTGGTTGATACGATAGTAGCAAAAGGATGCACAATTACACAGGCCGCGCCACTTGCTGGATATGCAGAGGGGGAGTCTGGAAGAGTTACTGCAAGCAAAGCTTTAAAGCAACCGCATGTGCAACAATACCTGATGGAAAGAATGAATGAAGAGTTTGGGCTGAGTGCTACAGTAGCGGCAGGACAGCTTAGAAGGTTAGTAACAGGCGCTAAGTCTGAGTATGTCCAGCTTGAAGCGGCTAAGGATTTGCTAGACCGTGCAGGATATAAGCCGATAGATAGATCGCAAGTGCAAGTGGCTGGGGACATACGAGTCCAGATTGACTTAGGATGAATTCTGCAGTTCGTATCGTGGACTGTCGCTTAGTTTAGTTAGGGGGGGCCAAAACTTAGCTTACTGTCGTGTTAGTGTCTCTCTCCCTCGGATTATTTCTCTCCAAGGTTCGTTTTTCTTTTCACATTTATTTTTTTATGCTAAGGGATATTTATGAGATATAAAAAGTTACCAGAACCAACGCCTGAGAATGGCGATAATACAGTGGCAAAAGAGAAGTTAAAGAGTACGGGCTATGCCAGCGAAGAAGTATCAGAATCCTAAAGGCGGTTTAAATGCTGCTGGTCGTGCTTATTTCAAGCGAACAGAGGGTGCTAATCTAAAGCCGCCTGTTAAATCTAAACCAAAGGCTGGCTCGAAGAAGATGGGCCGCAAGGTTTCCTTTGCTGCTAGGTTTGCTGGTATGAAAGGCCCGATGAAGGATGAGAAGGGCAGACCAACGCGCAAGGCATTAGCATTAAAGGCTTGGGGCTTTGGAAGTGAGCAGTCTGCTAGAAACTTTGCTAAGAGGCATAAGAAGAAGTAATGCCCAGTTCTAAGGATTACATAAGGGATTACTCTTCTAAGGGTGAAGGCAAATACGATAAGTCGCCCAAGAGAATAAAGGACAACCGCGCCAGAAAGAAGGCGCGTTATTTGTTAGAGCGGTCTGGTAAGGCATCGAGGAATGATGGCAAGGACGTAGACCACAAGAACGGCAACCCTAGAGACAACAGTAAGAATAATTTGCGTTTAGTTGGCAGGGCGCGTAATAGATCTATTAAGAGAAACAGAAAAGCAGGAAAGGCATAGCTATGTGTTTTGGTGGACAGAGTGCCCAATCTATTTACGAAGAGACTAAACCTCCGACACCTCCTTTACCTTCATTGAGTATAGACAGTGTAGACAGCCCCCCTTCACAATATAAGAATGTACCAAAACCACAGAAGGGTAAGACACAACGGACTTCCCTCCTCAGCAACCAAACGTCTGCGATGGGATATTAATATGACACAGAAAAGAATTACTTTACTCAGAAAAGAAATAAATGATCTTGAGGATGAGTTAAAATCTCTTGGTCCTAAACCCACCACCCTATTTAAACAAATTAAACAGGGCGTAAGAGTTGCTCTCACTGGATCGAGTAAAAAAGAAAGCAGTAAGTTTAACCCTAAAAAACAAAAAATTATTGACGCTATAAAACGCAAACAGGAGCAGCTTAATAAACTTGAAGATCAGATGCCTCAACCTAAAAAAGGAGATCCTGATTTCCCATGAGTACAGTTAACAAAGCAGGTAATTATACAAAGCCTAAAATGAGAAAGACTTTGTTTCAAAGAATAAAAGCAAGTGCTGTACAAGGTACGGCTGCTGGTCAGTGGTCTGCTCGAAAGGCACAGTTACTTGCTAAAAGGTATAAAGCTGCTGGTGGTGGATATAGATGAAAGCTTCCCAGAAATCTTTATTTAACTGGGGAAAACAAAAATGGCGCACTAAGTCTGGAAAGAAGTCTAGTGAAACTGGTGAGAGGTACTTACCTAGCAAGGCTATTTCTGCTCTTAGTTCTGCTGAATATGCAGCTACAACCAGAGCTAAACGAAAGGGTAAGGCTTCGGGTAAGCAATTTGTGGCTCAACCGAAAGCGATTGCTAGGAAAGTAAAATCATATAGGAAAGGATAAAACAATGCCTATGGGAAAAGGAACCTACGGTTCTGAAGTTGGAAGACCTAAGAAAAAGAAATCAATGCTAAAAGGTAAGCAGAAAAGTCTACCGCCAGCACTTAAGAAAAAAATTATGGCCTCAAAGGGAAAGTAAATGCATTGGTATATAAAATCAACAGGTCAACTTTGGATAGGTGAAACACATGAACTTCATGGTTTTACTTGGACAGAAAAAAATCATATGAGTAATTCCGTTAAACTTGAGCAAGGTAGAGAGCCAGTAAAAGCCAGAAGCAAAAAGGGAACTTTTAAATCTGATGATCTTTCTACGCCTAATGTCGATGAATCAAAAGCAAAGCCCAAGAAGACTAAAAGATGAGTTTTGTAGATATGCTCAAACCAGAAGAGCTAACCATGCTTCGAGGAATAGTTAAGGAAGTACACTTTAAACACTTTGACCAAAAGCATGGTAAGTCTTTTGTTACAAATACAATGATTGATGGTGTTATAGATAACATTGGCCCCGATGTTGCTGAGGCAATGATAAAGGCTGGAGTTGATAAAGGCTTACGCTAATGGATTTAACAGAGGTTGAAAAAGGTGTTTTAAGTGTAATGGTTCAGTATGGACCTAGTTGGTTTTTTAGAGCTATAGATCCTGCGACCCCAACATTAAATGGTAGAACAATATTTAGTACAACGCATGAAGTAGACGGTAAAAATTTCTTAGTTCCATCTATAAGAATGAAAAATGGAAAGCTAAAAGATTATAACGATTCTGCTTTTCAAGAAGCTGTAGACAATCAGGACTATGTTATTTTACCTGATGATGTAGATCCTGATGCCTTTTCTAAAACATTAAGTGATATAATAGGTAAATTTAGAAAAAGATCTATCGATGGCAGTTGATTTTTCATATAAGCCTGATGGCGAAATAATAAAAACTTTTATGAAAGACAGCACATTTTTTCGTGGTATAAGGGGGCCAGTAGGTTCTGGCAAATCAGTGGGGTGTTGTGTTGAGGTATTTCGTAGAGCTTTGGAACAAGAAAAAAGCCCAGACGGAATTAGAAAATCCCGATGGGCTATTATACGAAACACAAATCCACAGTTACGAACTACAACTATTAAGACATGGCTTGACTGGTTCCCAGAGAGCGACTGGGGAAAATTTACTTGGTCTGTTCCCTATACCCACAACATTAAAAAAGGCGAAGTAGAACTTGAAGTAATATTTCTAGCACTTGATAGACCAGAAGATGTTAAGAAACTTCTTTCTCTTGAACTTACTGGGGTATGGATTAATGAAGCTAGAGAAATTCCTAAGTCTATTATTGATGCTTGTACCATGCGTGTTGGTCGTTATCCTTCTATGCGTGATGGTGGGCCTAGTTGGACAGGTGTAATTGCAGATACTAATGCTCCAGAAGAAGATCACTGGTGGCCTATTATGTCTGGCGAAGTTCCAATTCCAGATCATATTCCTAGAGAGCAAGCAAAGATGTTAGTAAAACCTGACAACTGGCAGTTTTTTGTTCAGCCTCCAGCTATGCTTGAAGATAAATATGAAGATGGAGAAATTAAAGATTATAAAGACAATCCAAAAGCAGAAAATAAAAAGAACATGCTTAAATCTTATTATAATAATTTAATAAGGGGTAAGACTAAAAGTTGGATAGATGTTTATGTAATGAATAAACTTGGTTCTATTAAAGATGGTAAGCCAATATATCCAATGTTTGCTTCTGAGGTTCATGCAGCAAAAGAAGAAATAGCAATAGCAGCTAACATACCTGTGTATGTTGGGCTTGATTTTGGACTTACTCCAGCAGCTACTATTGGCCAAAAGGTTCGAGGCCGCTGGTTTATTCAACAAGAAATTGTCGCTATCGATATGGGAATAGTTCGTTTTGCAGAAGTCTTAAGACAAGAACTGGCGACAAGGTTCTCCGCAGCTTCCGAAGTTATTATTTTTGGTGATCCTGCTGGAGATTTTAGAGCGCAGACTGATGAATCAACTCCCTTTCATATTCTGCGTGGTGCTGGCTTGAGGGCTTTTCCTGCGCCCTCCAACTCTGTTGACCTTCGCCTCGAGGCTGTCTCTTCCCAGTTGACCAAGATGGTAGAAGGTAAGCCAGCATTTTTAGTTGACAGGCGTTGCGCTCAACTGATTAAAGGATTTGAGGGCGGCTATCAGTATAGACGCATGGAAGTATCGGGCGAAAGGTATTCAGAC